ATCATAAAGTTGATAATTTATTTCGTCATCACCAAAAGCAAACTTAGTAATCTGAAAAGAGCCATCATTTTTAGCTAATAATTCTCTACCCTTTCTGGTGAGAATAGCATCAATGACCGCGGTCGTGGAATCAAGAAAAGCCATAATAATTTCCTTTTATTTTATATTAATACATTTTTGAGTCAAAATAAATATAACACCAAATTAACTTTATACCGTAGCTTCTGCTTCAGTAGTAGGTTGTTTTGACGCCTTAGTCGTTTTTTGTCTTTTTGTAGGTGTAACCTTTTCTTCTGTCTTTGATTTAGATGCCGTTCTTTTAGGTGCTGGTAAATTAGTCACCGTAAACTTATCATCTTCGTAACAGATAAACAAAACATCTTTTATTTGTGCCTTCTTTACTCTGTCAATAATAATTTGAGATGGCACATCTCTATGTAAATAAACTAAATCAAAATCGCCAGTAAAGTGTTTATCAAAAAGCTCTACTAAATCTGGTCCTGTATATCTATCAACAAAGTGCATAGAGTTTATTTTTTTATGGTCATCAATATTAGGGCTAACAAAATGGTCATAATCAATAGTTGTTATATCGCCAGTGTATCCACCTAATAATAGTGTTACATATCCAGCATACGTTCCTACCTCAAAAGCCTTAGTACACTTTGAAGCTTCTTTTTCTAATAGTTTATCTAACTCTTCTATTGTTTCTTGGTCAAGCTGTTTTAAGTTTGAAATAAACTTGTAATTATAACTCATACTATCAACTCCTTATGAAGTAACTTTCTCGCCACCTTGATTTTCAATTTCTCTAATAAGGTTTTGGTCTTTTGTAGAATCACTGTTTATGGCAACTCTAACTATTTGTGTGTCGTTGTTAAAGAGATTAACTATTCTTATAGGAACTATACCTAATGAGCCGGACACAGTTTCATTGACTAAATTATGACTAACAGCTCTACTTGTGTTTACGGCTGTTAGTGCTCTTACCACATCTGCTAATTGTAATTCAAACTCAATTTCGGGTGTCTCTAACGTAGTTGTAAAAGTAGAGTCTTTATCTTTTATCAACCTACCCTTACCTTGAGATATATTACCCACTGTTGCTTCAAACAAGCTTGTTCCATCCGCAGAAGTTGGGAATTCAAACCTTAAGCCTGGCTGGTCTGTTTTAAATGAACGACCCTTCGTTAATAATCTAGCACTGCCCTTTATTATAGAAAGAACATTGCTTGATATTGGTGTGGCTGTTGGTGAAATCAGTACTTTGTCCAGTGTTACATCAATAACCGATACAGCGCCCGCTGAAGGTTTTACTCTTATTGGTAAAACTCTTGCTATTCTTGTTGAAGAAAATCTTGGAACATTTGTTGAACTTTCTTTTGTTAGGTTAGGTATCGCTCTTGTGGCTGTAACTGACCTATCAACAAACTCTTGTAGTCCATCTCTATACTTGAATCCTTGAAAGTTTGCTGTAGTGGCAGCTGATGCAATAAGTGTTTTATCATTAGCGCTATTACTACCGGCTGTTGAAAGGTCTCCTCCAAGAAAGTGATTATTAATAGTGAATCCCGTTACAGCGTGTTCTATAATAGATGGTGTTTGGTTAAATGTTTCTCTGCCTTCATCATCAGAGATGTGTCCCAAATTACCACTAGTTGTAGGCGCACCCACATAACCAGTAGATGTTGATTCTCTAAATCCAAATTGTCTACGCATCTTATTGCGTTCAAACATTGGGCTTTCTATGAATATACCTTCACCTATAATGTTGGTCTTTGCTGGTAAGAATTGTTGCACAAATGGAAATAGTCCACCAAAAGTATCATTAAAGTTGCCCATTGCTTTTACAAATGTGTTTAGGTCAACAAGACTAGATGTGTTCCCACTAGCACCAGATACGCCTGACCCTAAAACACCACCACCACTCTTTATAACCTCATTTATCAGTGCATCTCCAGTGATACCAATTTCTGTAGCTAATCCCCACTGACCCGTTATCTTATGCCACTCTTCTTTAAATGCACCTTCATAATTCTTAGCAAATAAATCTTCTGGATCACCAAGTAGTTCTGATGGTGAAACATTGTGAACAGAGTTTTTGATGGCTCTATTTACAGCATTCACTGGATTCATACTAAAACTAATGTACCCTGTATCACGTATATCATCAGACGGGTCATCTTGTCTTATCCTATCGTTGTCGGCAGCAAAACCTACAGGAAAGAATCTGTTTACCTTTTTCATGTTCTGAAATACACGATATCTTTTCTTATCGGGTATCGCCTCAAAACCAACTGGTATAGCAGTGTTTGACGCTGTTGTAGAATCAACTATAAAATTAAAGTCACCAGTGAGAACCATATTTTCTTTGAGTTTATAGTGTGCTGATAAACTACCATAGTAAGCTCTGTTATCAACACTATTAACGATGTCTGTTCCAGTAGATGATTGGAAAGAAACAGATTCAAAGTTTCTTGTGTGTTGTTTTAGGTCTTCATCTTTTAGGGCAACATTCCATCTTCTTACTTGATGTATGTATCCAACAAATCTTGTTGAACCACTGCCAGGAAAATAAGATGGGAATTGAGAATAGCTTGCTCCACCGATTGACATTGCTGCACCAACACCACCACTTGAATCAAAGTTCGCTTTCGATATAGCGCTACCACCATTACCGTTAGATGTTATTGCCTTATCCATTATAACAATTTCATTACCACCTGTAGGTGATGCAGATAATGCCATAGCATATACACTTAGTGTATCACCAGAACGACTTACAGCTACGTTTAAGAAGTTATCAGCACTACCACCACCTCTAACAAAACTAGACAAAGAAGTAAGGTCTGTTTGTGCAGATAGTGAAGAAGTAACAGTTGACTTGAAAGCAACCTGTCCACTAGCGTTCATTTCTATTCTGTAAAGTGGGTGAACAAACAACGTGTAACCAGATGACCCAAGTGCTGCACCTGTAGCGGACACCCTCAACTGAAGAGTGAAGTTATTGTTTGCTGGTACATCAAATGCTCTTGCTGAACCAGTTACCGCTGCAGTTGTTTGAACATAGGTAGAGCCAGTAGCAAATAGTGCTGGTGTGTCAACCTCTTCTATTTCTCTAATTTCTTTTGGTCTATAAAATACTGAATATTCATTTGTTTTAAGAAAATTTGAATCTACACCATATATTCTACCTATTGCTTCCAATGTCTCTCTTGTACCTTTTGTTTTCAAAAGGTGCATTACATTGTTGAGAATACGGTTTTGAATTTCATAATTTATTGATTGACTAGTAAAACCACCACTACTTGAATTAACTAAACTTTTTTCAAAAGAGCTACGTCTAGCATTTTCAAAAACATTTACACCAAATTGTCTTAAAAAAGTTGCTATAAATTTATCTGGTGTCCTATTAATTTTACCATAGTCTATAGTTTTTGAATATGGTATTTGATTAGCAAAAGATTTTATTTCATCTAACTCATCACCAAAACCAGCTAACAATCTTTTTAAAACATCTTGAGTATCACCACTAAAAAGAGCTTCGGGTAAAAGATTCTCTAATTTTTCGGCTCTTGTTATTTGTTCTGATGCAGTCGCTGGATAATGTATTTCTGACCTAAAGGCGCCTGTGGAAGTTCCTATTATTTCAGTTCCTGTACCAGCAGTTTGGTCTATTACATTTCTTTCTTCGTCTTCATATAATACAGCTCGAGCAGATAGAGATTCTATCATCCCTGTTTGACTACCAGTAATACTGTTAGCTGCATTTCTATAAACAGCAATCAATGGAACATTTTCACCATTTTCATTTACTGCAAGTACAGTGGTATTTGCATCAGCATTGACATTGGAAGATGAAGAGCCTGTAACACCTAATTTATCTAAGACATAAGTGGTGAAACCATCGGCCTCTTTTCTAAATTTGTCAACTTCAAATATAGCCTTCGGACCGACATTTGCATTTAACAATACACTGTCGGCTGATAGACCAGATAAACCGATTGGATACTTATCTATAATTTCTTTTCTAACGGACAGAAACCGTCTTAGGGCATTGCCGAAGAAAATATGTTGTGAGTAGTCATTGTAATCCACCAAAGGTAACACACGGGATTTAGCACCTGTTATAGATAAATCTATAAGTGTTCCGCTGGAACTACCTAAACCAGATAACGAAGCTACTAAACTTTCAAATGTAAAGCCGTCAGCCATTTATTAATATCCCGCTGTGTAATCAATGTCGTAGATGTCGCCACAAGCAAATTGCCATTTTTCTGGATAATCATAGACAATTGTTTCACCTCTGACGTTTAGTTTTAGAACTACCTTATATCTCATACCCTCATACAGTAGAGTATTATCCAAGTCAAAAAAGTTTCCATCTGCATCATAGGATAGTGCCTGTTCTGGCACTTCTACATCATTTGTCACTAACTCTCTTATCTCAAAGGTTCCACTCTTAATTATTGCTGTATTTAAGGCGGTAGATGTACCAGTTAATGTTTCCCATTGTGTTTGTTTATTTTTTACAAATACTCTAATTCTTGCCTTCGTTGTTGGAGAATATTGGTCACTTAGGTTTGGTAAAGATACAACATGATTAGAGGTAACATAATTACCGTAACCAGAAGTTGGTAATAGGCACTCAAATGAAAACGAATCCGTTCTGTACTCACCGGCAGTTGTTACTGTCCAACTATCAGTGAAAGACGTTGAAGATGATAGACCTAAGTTTACACCTGTCAAGTTTAGATATCCAGCGGCATTTGTCGCTGAACCTATGTGTACCTTATAAATACCCTTTGAAAATCTTGAGGCAGTTACAGCCATCCCAGAAGCAGCAGAAGTCAGCATACCTACACCATTAGCACTAAGGGTGACATGGCCTGGAAATGGGCCTTTTCCATTTAGGTCTGTCAACTCGCCATCAACTAAACTATAATAGAATAGGTTGGCTGTCTTAGAAAATAACAAGTTTTCTCTGTTATCCTTTATTGCTCCATTCCATTCTATTTCAAAGTATGGTCTTTTACGAGTGTTGGTTTCTCTACTATAAAACTTTTTAGTATAAAAACTCTCAGCAGATACAGAAGCCGCAACTCCAGCCGACAGTGCTTCGGGTTTATCTTTGGCCTCATAAGCATCGGTCATACGAATAAGAAAACCGTGGTCTGCACTTCCACCATTAGCAATAGATGTTCCAGTAGAATAATCTAAGTATGCCTTGAAGTAATCGGTGACATCCATTTTTAAATCTTCTTCACCACTCTCAAAAAACTGAGTAGCACTATTAGAGTCATAAACTCTACTAGCTGCACCTATGTATGCCGCTGCACCTGTTTGACCATTTGAAGCTGTCCACGGTACAGTGTTCGTTGCACTTACGGCATTAGAAAAACCAGTGTTTGTATAGTTGTCATTATCAAGTCCTCTACCTTCCATAAATGTAGCGGTAAGAGGATATGCTACTAAGTCAAAATTTGTAGCTTGAGTATCACCATGTTTAGCGTTCTTCAAATTAATAAAAGCTGACACACTACTATCAGTTCTTGGGTCTGGTATTCTACCATTATTTACAATATCGGCACTTAGAGAGGAAAGAGAGAATCTAATAAGTATTCTTGCAAATTCTTTTCTATCAGTAATATCGTTTATATTATTCCACACTTCTAATATTGGTGATTCACCAAAGTTAGATGTCACAGACGCCTCTGTTATCCAAGTGTCCTTATCGGCGTAAGCTCTGGCGATAGACATTATGTTGTTCTCCCTACTATATCAAAGTTTGGATATTTTAATTCCCAACAAACATCTTCTGGAAATGATAATATACCGTTCTGTGTATTTGCTTGAATATCAAAATCATAAGCGGAATAGGTTCTGCTGTCTTGATTTGTGTTTATGTTTGTAAATTTAAAGTCTACAACTGACCTTACCTTTTCTAGTGCTTGTAATCTTGCCACATAGTTAGGAACTATTAGGGTAGACCCAAAGTTTGTGTTTTCTGCAATAAATAATCTTCTCAAAGTAATAAAACAATCCACCAATGCATCATTAGCATTGACATCAGGCACAGGTAGAATAGTAAAATCAACACCTATATTACAAACTTTACCATCTGTTAGTTTTACAGTATCAGAAAATGACTTGAAATTTTGTATGTATGTTTCTATGTTATTTTTCAATACACCTGTTGGTGGTATCAAAAAACCATTTGCGTTTCTTGCTATAGTTATCAACTCTACACCCAAACCGTTTGCTGGGTCTTTACGAGCATAGCTCCTAAACACAGAACCAAACTCTGGTGGCATAGACAACACCCTAACTTGATAGTCTTGTAGTGTAACCGCTCTATTTTGAGAGTTAAAATATTGTAATGCGTTTTGTTTTATAGAAGTCCTATTTTCAGCGTCAGACCCACCTGTTGCCTGTTGGACATTCTCAACTGACAAAGAAGACAATATTGTATTTGCCTGTGATGCCGACACCGATAGAAAGTTTGGATTATTAAAAGACACTACTCTTGATGAAAATCTGTTAAGCGTTCTTGGCCCAACATTAGTATCTGTACCACCACCATACCTGTATTTCACATCAATATTGACATCTCTTGGTGCAAAACCTAATCCTTTGGTTTTTAGAAAGTTTGATGAATCAACCACAGCAGGTGCAAAACCCGATGGTGCGCCTCTAAGACTTGGCGGTAAAACAAAATCTTCGGGGTTTGGTATTATTTCTGAATCTTCTAAGTCGGTTGTACCAGAACCAAAGATGATAGAAGTCGTGCCATCTGCACTAACTTCAGTTGTGTACCTGTAAGGTATCTTCTTGTATTGTAATACATACTGGGCATCAGCACTAGATGAGTCAGTATTCACGTTTCCTGTAAAAACACTTCCTTGTGCCAAGTTATCAACATGAAAATACTCTTTACCATCGGAAGAAGTTACTGATATCACTTCTGTTATTTCTGTATCCGGCATCGTAAGTTTTAGAAAAGGTACTGAGTCACTAGCACGATACGAAAATGTTCTTGTAGAACCAGCAATAGCAGAAACACTTGTTATTGAATATTGTGTCTGTGAGGCATTTATCTGTGTTGTTACTCTGTCTTGTGGTTTTGAAAAGTCTGCATCATTTAGTATTTCAAATTGAACTGATGGCTCAAAATTAGTAACTACTTTAGTCCCTTTTTTTAAGGTGAATGTGGAGTTAGCAGAAGTTGTGTTCGTAAAAGTTGCACTTATAGAAAGGTTTACAACTGCTGGTCTTGAAAATTTAGGTTGATATCCTAAGTTTTGAGCAAGAGAAAAAATATTTTTTTCTTCTATAGCTCTTTCAATAAAACCTTCATTCACTTGTCTATCTATATAAAAAGACATAGCATCACCTAAATATGCTAGCAATTCTACAATAGCCATACCACCAGAAGCCTCATTAAAATCTTGAAAGTCATCTGGAAAATATCTTCTTAGATAGTCCATTAAGTCTGATTTTATAGAATCAAAATCTTTCGATAAATAGTTGACATCAGCAACCTGTCTTGTGCCTTGTCTTGTTGATTGATAATTTGGCATTTATATTCTCTATGTTGGTGCGTTTTGGAATGATAATTGAATAGAGTCCCTAATACCACCAGCGTTTTGTAGTGTGTAAGCCATCCTTACTAAAATATCATTTTCATTTACGTTTGTGCCACGGGGTGGATTATCGCTAGTAAAAATCTCTATTTCGTCCATTGTTACATATGGCATCCAAGTGTCTAGTGCAGATCGTATCTCTGCTCCTATTCTTGCTTCCATTTCTTCTTTCTTAATGGGTTCAAATAGCTCACCTAATAAAATAGGTATATTAGTTCCAATATTAGGATTAACAACTCTTTCGCCTTTTTTAGTCAATAAAAGTATTTTTATATCCTCTTTAACGGCATCTATAGTTGTATTATTCATCTCAAAGAAGCCTTTACGATAAGACCTCAAAGGAAATTTTAGATTAACACCCATTGTTCTTCTCTTAGTTTAGAAAGTTTCTATTACTCAAATGTTCTGATAAAGTTCTGGTCAATGAAGTAAATCTGTTTCTAACACCATCAAACCTATCTCTTAAGTTATTAATGTTACTTTGTACTTCAGCAGTTTTTTCATCTGTCTCTATTGGCACAGTAAATCTTGGGTTAGCTGAGCCTCCAATACTTATATCATCAAATTTTATTCTCCTTTTCTTTACAACTGTTCTATAGCCCAAATTTACAGCTTTGGGTGGTGTCGGAACAGTAATAAACTTTGATGGTATAGTTACTGTAGCGCCTGGGGTTCCTCTTGTTACTAATTTACGTACTCTTTGCGGCGGTCTATTTGCAGGATATTCGGTAACTGTTTCATAGACATCGCCAGAGCCAGGCACTCTTACCCTTGATGCTGGAACAAAAACCCTTCTGGAAGGTTGTGGAATAAGTCTTACGCCTCTATTCACTACTTGTTTATCAACAACTTCCTTGTCTGGTATATCAATGTTTATCTCTGGTAGAGCGTGCTCATGGTCGATATAAGAATTAAATAATTCTTCTACCACATCAAGAATATCTTTCGTTGTACTAACAAAGTTTCTCAGCATATTGTCTTGTGTCTCAAAATAGCTGTTTAGTTTTTCACCTAAAACCATACTATGCATTCTTGATTGAGCATCATTAGTAGATGATAAATTATAAATCTCTTCTGCTATGTTTACAATAAAATCTCTTCTTACATTAGTTTCATCTATTTCATTGGTGACCTTTTCTAACAAAGGTGTTATATCAGTTGGTCTTGCATCAGAAAAATGTACTGTCTTTGTTTTTGTTGAACCTACTGTACCCAACGGATTTCTTTGATACGGCCTATTTTCTAAAATACCCAACTCCAGCGTGCCTGGCTTATTACTGTATAATGGTAAATAAGAATGTCTTATGTAGGAGCCACTTCTACCTTGCATCAAAACATCACCAAGACTTAATGGTAGTTGAAAAACATTTCTTCCAGCTTTTGATGATGGTTGTCTTGATTCATTGTTTATTTTGGCTACATCAAAACGCATACCATATCTTGATAATGGCTCTGGATTTTTATCCGCATTTTGGTCGTTAGCAAGTTTTGTACTTACCCTATCAGTATCATTAACTCTGGCCATCCAATAACCTTTTGAGTTATTTAGGGTAGTCTCTCTTATTACAAAAACTTGTTCTCCTACCTCAGGCACAGATATAATAGTATTAGGCATAAGCGGAGCATACCACCTTGTGGCTTCATTTTCTGGAGATTCACTACTTAAATCCTCACCAATAATTCTTGCGTTTATTGAAAACTGTGGAAGATTGGCGCTACCTTGAGGAGTTACATCTACACCTAATTTTACACTTATTACTATAGCTCTATTTAAAATGAATAGTTCTGGCTTCTTCCAACCAAGAGCGCTTGCATACAACTCTTCTTCATAGCTGGCCGCTGAAAGCAAATTCTCCATTGATGGTCTATTCATTATCTTCTTCCACTGGTTTTATTTGTATGTTTCTTTTCTTTAACTCTGTTTCTATCTCATATAGAGTGTTTCTGACTTCCGTAGCTTTTTTTCTAACGAAATCCATTATAGTTATTTGGTCTTCATAGACCTGTAAACCTTGTGCATAGATGGCACTCACTTCTTCATCGGATAGTTTTGAGTAATCAATTGATGAAGTCATCTTTTAAAACCACATAACTTGTTTTTATCTTCTTTATAGATTTTGTTATCTTTCTGCTTGGAAGGTCAGTTGCCTCTCTAACATACATATACAATTGTTTCTTATTATAAATATTTAGCTTATGATAGTTTTTCAGTATTTCGTTAATAATATTTAGAACCGCTCTATCATCCTTGTTCATGGTTTCATCAACCATCAAATCATCAAAGTGTTCTATAACAACACCAATGAAGGCAACATCTTCTTCTTCTTTGTTACCATCGTGATAACCTTCCATACTTTTATCGTAGATAATAGTGTCTTCGTTTTCACTATCAACAAACACTTGGCGTTTAGCTAAGTTAGCTTGTTGTATCAACCAATTTTTTACAATCATTCCAAAGTATGAAAAAGATTTTTTACCACTAGTGTGGTCAAACTTGTGGATTTTTTCATAGAGGTGGGCCAGTGCTTCGTGCTCAATGTGCCGATAGTCAGACAAGATTTTATTGAAATTATATGTATAATAAATGTTTTCTATTAGCTTTTTAAAAGCTGGATAAATCGTATCTTTATAAACCTTGTGTCTATCTTGCACACTTATATCACTATTAAAATAAACAATGGCCTGTTCTTGGTCAGTGCCCCAATATTTCATAGTATACCTTTCATTTACATTTACACATTATTTTAATAACATTAGGCCTGTTTCTATACTTCCTTTTTAACCACCAGCTGGATTATCTATTTTATCAATCTTTGTTACAATTGCCTCAAAGTCAATAGGAGATAATGTTGCATCAGAGTTTCCGTTAGCTGGCAGTCTCAGGCTTCTATTCACTGTTGCAAGTCTGGCAAAACTACCCTCTCCTCTATAAGCTAATGGGTTCTTTGATGCATCATTCTCAACATACTCTACCAACTTACATTCTATGGTTGTTGTAAAAGATGTTGGAGTTACACTCTCATTCACACTACTTATCACATATAAGCCTTCTACACCACTTAATAAACCCTTTAGGTAGATGTAGTTAAAGTTGTTTAGGTTAGCTGTGCCATGTATGGTCATGGTTACAGTACGTAAGTAAGTGTTAAGTATGTTTCCATAAAAACGACTACCTGCAAACCTTTGATTTTCCTCCAACGCTGTAGTGTTTGTTGTCGCTTCAGATAGGCCATTAAAATACTCATTTTGTAAGGCCATTATTTTACTATAAAACTTTACATCTTGAGACATAAGGTCTTCTATAAAACCTTGTGAAGCCTTTTGTATTACAGGCTCATCTTGGTTTGTAAGAAGAGAGGTTAAGTTGTTTATACCAGATTCTGTTACCTTCCCCTCTGCATCCACTATCTGCAACTCTTTTAGTGTATCTTTTCCACCAACAGGGCCGTCATTTATTATTTTAACAATATCGCTTAACAAACCGCTTGACTCTAAGTTTCCAGCAACTATTCTACTTATGTCCATTGATACACCACCCATTACAGAGGGTAGTCTAAATGTTGCAAGAGCATTTGCATCAACCTTAGAAGACATTTGAAAATTTTCTACAAGGGAGTCTAAAGTACCGAAGTTACAAACCATAACCTTATTTGACTTCAAGTAATCTCCACTACCTATTCTTTCTACTGACCTTCTAAACTGGTCTACACTATCAGCACCTTCTGCAACCAAATTATCAGTATCTATTTCAGTAAAAACTTCTTGTATTATACCATCTTCATTTACAGCATTAACAAAAACCTCTATGTAAGAAGGGTCTTTACTAAGAGGCCGCATTGATAAAATTAGTTGTGGCATCGTTTGATTAGCAGCTGATAAAATCTTCTTCAACATACTATGGGTTGGCGCGCCACCTTCCGCTGTTAGAATCTGTTCTATAGCGCCAATATCTATTGGTATCTCATAGGTGGTTTTTATTTCTAAACTATTATATACACTATCAAAACCTAAAGCCCTTTTTTGTTCCTCTAATGCAAGTGTAGCTGTTTTAAGATTATCAACCCGCCGCTGATCGGCAGGAGCCACTTGGTCTGGCACTCTTAGAAAATTATTTGTTGTTGGAAATGATTGTCCATTATTATTTCTAGCAATCTGATTGTCGCCTTTTATAAAATCCGTTACCAATCTGAATCCATTGGCCGTGTCCGTGAAACCATTAATACTATAAACGCCTGGTCGCAGAAGTAAAACATCATCTGGGCCAGCCGTTCCAACTGGAGCATAAAGGGGGGTTAGAATTTGAAAATAGTAATTAGCTCGTAGACTATAGTCACCAGCTTCAAGTGCTATTGCGTTTCTATTTTCGTCTATATCATATAATTCTCTAATAAAATTTTCAAATGTTTTGCCGCCAATATTTTCCTCTTTAATACCAATTCTATCCAGTATATCATCTACATCGGCCAAGCGGTCGGCAGTTTGTACTTTGTCAACTATTATATCTTGCATATAGTTACTAAAATTAAGTTTCCAAGCTACAGCTCCATCCAAAAAATTATCTTTAGCTTTTTGCTCTTGTTCAGCTGTTTGTTCACCCTCAAGATAATCTTCTCTTGATCCAGAAGTAGGCGTTCCGCCTGCTAGCACTA